CTTATCCTTCTTCTTGGTGTTCTATTCTATTTCGTAGGTAAGTCTCAGGGGAAGTGGTAAGATGCCAGTAATGAAAGTAAAAGGTGGTTACCGTTGGGGAAAGACAGGTAAGGTCTATAAGACAAAAGCAGAGGCAGAGAAGCAGGGACGTGCTATTTATGCTTCAGGCTACAAGAAGAAGGATAAGAACCGTGGCAAGTCCAACACCAACAAATAAAGCTCTATACAGCCGTGTTAAATCAGAGGCTAAACGTAAGTTCGATGTCTGGCCTAGTGCATATGCATCAGCTTGGCTGACAAAAGAATACAAGAAACGTGGTGGAAAGTACAAAGGTACTACAGCTAACAAGGTGAAGAAACGTGGCTAAGGGTGGTCTAGGTAAGTGGTTCGGTGAACAGTGGATTGATGTCAAGACTGGCAAACCCTGCGGACGTAAGAGTGCCAAGGACAGTAAACGTCCATACCCTGCGTGTCGTCCTAAGAGTGTAGCTGGCAGTATCTCAAAGAAAGAGGCCAGCAAAAAGACTGGCCCCAAGAAAGTTAAATGGTCAACGACAGCTTCAGGTAAGAAAAGAACTAAGTCTTAGAACCCCAATCCACACACTTATAATTCTGAACAAGAAACTTTTGTTCCTCAAAGAGTGCTATACCAGCTGCAAGGTTGTCGTAGCACTCTTTTTCTGTTTTAAAGAGGGTAGGATGTGATCTGGCATAGCAGATATTCATGTCTATTGTGCAGACTATAAGGAGTGGAGTAAACATTTTAATTCACCTTTTCTTGTTGGGCGGCTTCCACCATTGCTTCAAATTCTTCATTTGTCTTTTGTACATCCTCAATTAGAAAGTCCAAGTAGTGTCGTGCTTTGTATAGGTCTTCTAGTCCATTCTTGTAACGCCATCGTGTAACATACTTGACAACATTACCTTCACAGAAGTCAAGTTCATTTGCAAGTATGTAGTCAATAGGCTGGATGTTCTGTACTTGGTAGTGGTCACCACCGACTTGATGTTTCTTAGCAGTCATAGTTTTTCCTTCATAAATACCTTAACCCACTCAGCACATATATCACTTCTGACAATATCGTCAACCCCAAACTCAATGATTGGTACTGGTAACATATGCTTCTTAGCCAAGTGTATTACTTTAGATAACCCATCAGCTTCCTTTAGGTCAGACTGTTGGATGTCTCCATTCAAGACAATAGTTGACCCCTCACCTACACGTGTCAACAACATCTTCAGTTCGTGTGTCGTAATGTTCTGGGATTCATCAACAATTATAAAGGCATTATCGAAGCTGCGCCCACGCATAAGTGCAAGAGGAGCCATTTCAATGTTGCCGTTCTTGATCCCTGTTTCAACTGTTCCTTTTCCAAGATGTTTCTCCAGTACGTCTAAGACAGGTAAAGCCCAAGGCATTGTCTTTTCTTGTAGGTCACCCTTCAGGAAGCCTAACTCTTTGCCTACGGCAACGTGAGGTCTTGTGATGACGATTTTATCAATTTCTTTCGTCGTGTAGAGGTCGGCAGCATAAGTCGCAGTAACATACGTTTTGCCAGTACCCGCAGGGCCGAGTATAAATACTTGAGTATTAGATTTAAGTGCATCTATCAGTGCCCTCTGGTTGTCAGTTCGTGGCACAAGGCCAGATGTTTTCTTGACAGTCGCCCCTTTGTAGTTTGTCTTACGGCGTGTACGGGTGGGCTTCTTGGGTGGTTCATTGTCACTCATAGGTTAATTAACTCAGCCTTTGTGTATGGGATGTGGAAGAACAGTTCACCCTTGCGGATGTATCTACCCTTAGCTTCACCTAGACTTTCTTGTGTCAGTAGTGTATCCTTGATACGCCATACCTGACGTAGGTCAGCACGAAAGACATAGAAGTTTAGGAAGCCATCGACATCCTTGTCTAACAGACGTTGCTTACGTTCAGGGATACGTATCTCCTTCCAGTCAGTAGGCCAGTCGGACTTCCATCCTGTCTTTACCTCAGCCTCGTTGAAGTACGTATGCCCTTTGTACTGGCTGACGACATCAACACTGTAGTTTTCCTCATTGTTGACAACGGTGTGCCCCTTACTTTCAAGGAACAACACCAGTGCCGTGCGAGCAGGGCCATCATATGCTTCATACAAAGCCCTGCTAAACTGTTTTCTTACGGCTGTCATTAGCTTAGTAGCTGATGCAGTGCTACGAGTGTTGCAAAGATTGCATACATTTCGATACCTGTCATAGTAACTCCTTTAGGTTAGATCAACAATTTCACACACATCACCAGAGCAAGCTAGTGTTTGCATTGCAACGGTGTTATCAGATTCTTCATAGTTTGTCAAGAGTGTCCAGTCAATTTTTTCTGGCATCAATCCCAACAACTTTTCATACTCTGCTTTACCGATCTCTTGGTACGGTGCTTGCTGATAAACGTGATCGTCATACGGCAAGAACGATACTCCTGACATTTCATCAAAGTGTTTGTAGACAAATGCCCCTACCTCGAACCACTCGTCCTTCTTCACATTGATTGTGACAGATGGTTTGTGTTCACACCAGTGACGTTGATAGGCTAACCACATCTCTAGCTGTTCGATTGCTGTCAGGTCAGAGGTAACAACTGCACCTTCAGGAGCCTTGACAGGGAACGAGAAGACGGTTGTCTGTTCTGGTTTGTAGACACAAGGCTCACTTGGAATACCCTGATCCTTCATGAACTGTGTCAAGGGGTCTTTGTTATCTCCTCTAACGGTTCTAATGTAGTAGTGACTATGTCGTGCGTGTATACCACTTGCGGAGTCCACGAGTTGCGAGACTGTTCCACTAGGTTTAACGCATGTAATAGCAGCAGACTGCTGAATACCAAGCCGATCAGCCAGTTCATGGTTTGTGACAACAGCCACACTACGAAGGTGTTCAAGAGTTTTAGATAGGCCAGCATTTTTACTTGTCATTAACGGGTTGTCCATGATGCCTGTCAACGACACGCCGAGCAACCGTTCCTCTTCTGTGTTACGTTGCCACACCTTACGCAAGTATGGGAACTTTGTATAGGTAGACTGGATTGTTCCCAGAATTGTTGCCATACGGACTTTTCGTTCCAGATCATCCACAGTGTCTGTAGCACGGACAACAACTTCCGTAAGATTACAGAACTGATACGGACGCAGAATGATTTCACTGCAAGGATTCGTTCCAAATTCATACCCATCATCACGTCGTCCAAACTTAGCTGCCTGTTTACGTGATGCCTCACGGTTAAAGATTCCACGTTCACCTGTACCTGACTCAACAAGAGCCATCCACTCACGCATGAATGATGTGCTGTCAGGCTTCTCTGTGTACGCCACTGAGTTATTCGCCAAGTAACGGTGTGTAGGAAACTCACCTGACTTAGCATGACGCATACGGTCATCACTCAGGTTGGACAGAGAGATCATAGCTGAACGACGGACACCACCTACGACAACAATCTCACCCACCTTACACATGATGTCATGTGCTTCGATAGAGGATAGCTTACGTCCACGTGCATCCTTGAAGACCTTGATGGTAAAGTTAAACAAATCAACCAGAGGGGCTGGGCCTGAAGCACGTCCACCGAATGTCCTTAGTCGTGCACCTGAAGGGCGTACCAAACCGATGTCCCACTGAGGAATCTCACCTGAGTACAGCAATGCAATCAACTGACGGAAAGCCTTAGCCCAACCCTCTTTGCTGTCTTTGACAACGATTGTTGTCTCACTGTCAAACAGTTCATCAGGTACATCAGGTAACTTCTGCACGTACTGACGTTCAACTGAGAACCCAACACCTGTACCACAGAGTAGGATGAACATAGCCTCATCAAAAGACTTGGGGTCATCCACTGGTAGGTACGAACAGTTGTACCCTGCCGTGTTGTCACGTGTCAAGGCTGGGCCAGCTGTCATCATAGCTCGCATAGAAGGCATGACCTCTAGGTTCAGGATAGCCTCTTCGATCTGGTTGACATAGCTGTCATCACCCAAGACAGGACGGACAATGTTATCCATGTAACGTCCTACTGTCTCACTCCATGACTCACGGCCCTTACCGTCTACATAACGGGCATACCGTGATGTGTGAATGAATGATTGGTAGTCAGTTGGTAAATAGTTATTCATCTTTTCCTCGCCCTCGCATTGATTTATCTTCTCCCAGCCAGACCAGTCGGTCAATATCGGCACGGGCAATCCCTATATCAGCTAATTCTTTATCTGTCAAGGCATTTAATTCTTTAATTACTCGACGGTGTTCACGCCACGTTACTACGTAGTTCATCCATCGCCACCACCATTTAATCATCGTTTATCTCCTGATCCTGCAATCTTGCCACGTTTCTGACGGTCACGTAGCTTCTTAATATTGTTGTCAGCTATTGTCTGCATGTCAACATTCAAGTCACGACAGAGTGCAGCAATATACCACAGGCAATCACCTAGTTCATCTGCAATGGCCTCACGATTAAACGTACCGTCACGGATAATCTTCTTTACTTTGTTGGCTACCTCACCTGCCTCACCTGCTAAACCCAGTGCTGGGTAGACAACAGCTGCTGTCGATGGGTAGATAGCTGTACTTGCAGCTGCCCGTTGGTAGTCGTTCATCATGTTCGAGTTGTAATACTCGAAAGCCTCTAGGTCAGATTCATTAATCATTCTTCCCACTTCTCCATTTCTTCTTCTTCATTGCTTGTGTCGATGTGTTCGTTGGGGTCAATCAAACCCTCGTCAACCAGTAGCCTGATGACGTGCTCAACGGATATATCGTTTTCTTCTAGTAACCAGTCCAAGTCAAAATCTTGGGACAAGGTTCGTATTTTACTCTCTAAATCGAACATAGTCAAGACCTTTTCTCCTTAATCCATGACAAAGGGATAGTTTCCTGAGCATAGAGGAACCCGTACTTGTCGCACCAATCACCGTATGATGTCTTAGAACCCTTGCTGATCTTAGCATTTGGGTTAGTAAATACAAATCTTATGTCGTAGTCTGGATGTTGTTCTTTTATCATGAGATGTTTTGCCCTGTCTGATGGTATGAACCTGCCTTTAGTTTCGATTATGATTCCGTTGGGTAACACAAAGTCAGGTGTGTATGTTCGCATTGGTGGTTGAAACTTAATCCTTAGTTTCTCATACTCGAACTTGACCTTGTGTTTCCTCAAGTAGTCTGCAGTACGCCTCTCTAGTCCTGATCGGTAACGCATTTAGGTGGCTCCCATATTTGATCAGGTTCTCTGCGTAACCAGAGAAGCCTAGCATTTTCTATGACACGATCCTCTTCCCCACCGTACTGATGCAAGCACTCCTCGTACATGTCAGCCTCAGTCTTACAGTCAGCTAATATCTTCTCAGCTTTCTTAGGCCCGACACCATACAATCCTACGATGTTGTCAGCACGATCACCTGTCAGTATCTGTGTGTAGAAAAACTTTAGGCCATCGAAGTCAGACACAACTGTGAACTCTTTCTTGTTCGGGTTATAGTGACGACAAGGAATCTGTAACATATCTTTGTCAATAGAGACAACGATTGATTCCTTACCGCCCTCCGTTGCTGCGATCCCGATCAGATCGTCAGCCTCTTCACCCTTAGAGACAACAGCCTCCCATGCTTTAATCATGTGTTTACGGATAGCTTCTAGGTGCTGAGGTTTCTCAACGTCCTTGCGGTTACCCTTGTACTCATAGCTGGTAGCAATGTCATAACGGAAGTTACCCTTGCCTGTCAGGAATACTTGATAGTCCTCTACGTCGTACTCTAACACACATGCATAAATAGACCACTGGATCAGGTCATCTACCTTGTCCAATGCATCCTCTACATCCTTGTCTTCACAGGAAAATGCAGCACGATAGGCAAAGATATCTCCGTCAATTAAAATCATTTGCCATAACCTCGTAGTGCTTTCCATGACTCAGGGAATAGATCATGCATCTTGTCACTGATGTATGCTGATACCTCACGTGTCTCCATCTGTGCATCTGGCATCCCACGTAGACGACACATATCTGCGAAGGCATCCAAGCTACCTGACCAGTACCACTCAGTCATCATAGACTGTGGTAGATACATACGTGCCTGTTCCTCACACAAACCTAGTTCCATCATCCGACGATAGGTACGTGCTGCACCCTTTGTCAGTTGCTCTGCCTTGTTCTTGACAGCCTTGACAGCATCCTTATCCATTGCACCACCTGATCCCTGCTTCTTGTCAGTAGCTGCCTCACGGTACATGCTAGGTGTGAAGAACTCAGGCTCATCTGAAACGTACCGACGAGACACCTCGTTCCAACGTAGGAACTTATGTTTCTGTAGCTGACGTGCTACAAAGAGAGGAGCACATACATGGAAAGAAGCAAAGCAATGCCCGAAAGGAGAAGTATGCCGATGCCTTGCAAGGTAGTGAATAAGTTTTCTATCTTTCTCCAACAGGACATTCTTCTCTCCGTTATGTACCTTTGGCATCCAGTCTGACTGCTTCTTGAAGGACACACGTGCAGCATTAACAACTGACAAGTCACTACCCATGTGATCTATGTATGTTACTTTAATCATTCTTCCTCCAAACAAAAGCTACACCAGTCATCATTGACAGTAGGGCCACCACAACTTACACACTTACGTGATTGATTGGCTTGATGTTTTTCTCTTGCACGTTGACGTTCTTCGTCTGTCATTGGTCTGATATTAGAACGATCTAGTTCTACTTCCATACCTTTTCGTATCATCTCTACAAAACCATAGTTAAAGATAGCACCAAAGGTTGCATCATCCATGTCTAGTTTGACAAGGGCTGAACCATCTTCACGTTCTTCAATAGCTGTTACTTTTATCTCTGACATGTATTCACCTGATGAAAAGGACAGGGCCATTACAGCCCTGCCAAGTTGGGGGAGGAAAGTTATGCAGCCTCTTCATCCCGTTCTGGGATTGGCTGGTGCTCAAGAATCTTGATACCAAT